GGTTTGTATTTGCGGTATTTGGTGCCCCTAACGTGTCCAAATACGAACCCGGCGGGGCTTCCGAAGGCGTGGCGGCCTGGGCGGCTTCATAAGGAACAACGGCGGCCCCGGCACTGTCCACATTAAAAATAATCTTCAGATAATCGTCATACACAAAGACGGAATGAACCAGCGCTCCAAACACCTGGCGGCGGAAGTCTGGATCCGTTCTATCACCCCGGCGGAACCCGTCAAGCCAGCAGGCCACGGCTTCGGCCTTGACGACAAGCGCGGCCTGCACCTTCGCGCGGTCTATCTGCTGGCGCAGGGCCGTGCGGTCCGCTTCGGCTTCTTCCAGTAATTCCTTCGTGGTTTCTGTTATAATTCCCTGTGCAATGGCATTGCCTATATTTTTTAGTCGGCGCTGCACTTCTTCCAGCTGGGCGTTTAAGCTGGCGAGAAGTGCGGCGCTGTCGCTGTTTTCGGCGCACCGTCTTTCCACTTCGGTGGAAATATAGGCTATATTTTCATCGGTGAGAATATCAAGCGCAGACCGCAGCACGGCTTCCTCTATCAAATCCAGGCGCACGTTCTTCTTTTTGCAGGTTTTCGCCCGGCGATTATTGCAAATGTAGTAATAATGCCGCGCCCCCGTGTGGCTGGTGCCTGCCGTGCCCGTCATGGGCGCACCGCACAGGCCGCAGAACAGCTTCCCGCTTAACAGGTACGGCACTTCGGCCTTGTATGCGCCGGGCCGGTGCCTGTTCGCGGAAAGCCGCCGCTGCACGGTAAAAAACAATTCATCTTCAATAATACGCGGGCAGCCGCCTTCTATTCGCACTTCCCCGCCGTAGCTGTACACACCGATATATTTTTCGTTGCGCAAAATGGAATTGAAGCTGCTGCGGGTGTAAAGCGTGCCGTTTGTTGTGCGGTGGCCTTCTTCGTTCAGCTGGGCGGCAAGCTGGCCCATGGCCTTGCCGCTGGCGTACCATTCAAAAATCCGGCGCACCAATTCAGCCCCCACGGGGTCTATTTGCCAGCGCTTGTTCGGGCCTGCCCGATAGCCAAGCGGTGCGCGCCCGACGATCTGGCAATGCTGGGCGGCCTTATTCATGCCCCGGCTAACATCTTCGGACAGCTTCGCGCTGAAATATTCGGCAACGGTTTCAATCATGCCTTGCGTGATTATGCCGGCACTGCCTTCCGGTATGTATTCGGTAACGCTGATTAAATGCACCCCGGCGGCTTCCAGCTGCTTGCGATACAGGGCGCTTTCGGCACGATTGCGGAAGAAGCGGTCATACCGCCACACAAGAACGCAATCAACCACGCCCATGGCCGCGTCGCGCATAAGCCGCCGGAAGTCGGCGCGGTTTTCGGTCTTGCCGCTGCGAGCCCGGTCTGCGTACTGGCCGACTACGGTTATATTGTGCTTGTCGGCGTATTCCTGGCAAATATCCCGCTGGCCCTCTATACTAAGTTCCTGCTGCTTATGGCTGGAAAATCGGCAGTAAATAAATGCCCGCATACTGTCCCCCGTTCAGATTCGAAACTGTCAACCGTACACCCGGAAGGCTTACCTGCCAGTGATATCTTCAACACAGTTTTTGAACACAATGCCGGTTGCGAAACAGTCAGAAAGGCTTCTATGTGCATCGTCACGAAAAACACCGCATAATTCGGAAACGTCTTGAAGAGAAAAGCTGTCCAAATCTTTTTTATATGCCTTTCGCGCTAATTCCAGAACGTCATAGTATTTTCGCTTTTGAGACAACAGATCAACGCCACGAGCAAACAGGAATTTCAGGTCAAAAGGGAGGTTATAACCAACAACGGCAGAAGAGCCGACGAAATCAAGGAAGGAACAAGCAACCTGTTCAAGCTTGGGCGCATCGGAAACCATAGCGTCGCTAATATGGTTAATTTCACTCGCTTCTGGCGGGATGGCCTTGCCAGGATTTACAAGGGTAGACCACGCAGAAACCGGGCGGAAATCTTCGTACCGAATGGCCGACAATTCAAGAATGCGCCCACCCTGAACCTTCAAGCCGGTTGTTTCCGTATCAATTACAACAAAGCTAGGGAGTTTGTCAGCGTTGAAGCTTTTGGTAATTGTTGAATACCTCACGTCTGGCATATCAGAAAGTGCGCCCCTGCGAAGAGACGGTGCAGAATCTACGACAAGGACAGGCGCAAGAGGGATGGCGCACAAGCTGGAAGCAAATTCATTGCTTTTCTTGGAAAGCGCATTGAACCGCTTCATCTTGCGTTCAACTTCCGCAGACAAATCTTTCAAATAGTTGCCGCCATTCCACAACACGCCAAGAGTGCTGTGGCAATAATAGCCTTTTTCTCTTTTGCCCTCTGCGTGAAATATGCGAAGAATATCAGATTCCTTGGTCTGCGATATTGAGGATAGCAGCCTAGCACACGCGGCGGCCTGATCCTCATAACTGAAACCGCTGCCATTTGCCGTCGCGTTACGATAATTGACCAAGGCTTCAGCAAAAATTCCGACGTCAGGAAGCGCTGGCTTATTGAAAAAAACGAACAGACCCATAGAACAAAACCTCCAGCGCCCGCCGCACGGCGGGCTTATTTTTTTATGCCAGGGAAATAGACGATTCTGCACGTTCTTGACGTGTGGCAGCCTGGTATTCAAAATCCAAGCTGTTCAAAATACGGGCCTGGGCCATATCGTCAAGGGCGCGGAACTTGCGCAATAATTCTGCGTCGGCGGACGACAAAGCCGGCTGAACTGGGCGCTTCACGACTTCGGAAGTTTGCAGCCCCAGGAACTGGTCTGCAGAAACGCCAAAGAATTCGCAGATTGTACGCAACACCGGGAAGCTGGGGTCGCGCTTTCCGCTTTCCCACATTCCGACGGTTGCCTGTGAAACGCCAAGTTGCTGCGCGAGTTTGTACTGCGACAAGCCACGGCTTTCGCGCTGCTTTTTCAATTCAAGACTAAACATTACAAGCGCCCCCTTTATTCTATGATAATAACGGAAAGTTATAATTTCAAGAGATTTTAGAAAATTATCACTTTAAGTGTTGACAATCACCCAAAGTAATGATATAGTAAGGGTGTAGCAATCACTTATAGTGATTTTTAGAAGGGAGCGAAAAACGAATGACGGCAATTAAAAAGTTTCGCGTTGCCAAGGGCATGACCCAAGAAGAACTTGCTGCCATTATGGGCACGAGCCAGGCCGCCGTTGGAATGTGGGAAACCGGCGCAAGAATGCCGCGCGCCGACAAGCTGCCGAAGCTGGCCGAAGTGCTGGGGTGCAGCGTTGCCGACCTTTTCAACACTGAAAGCGCGTGAGGTTGAAAACAATGGAATGGAGAATCAGAAAAAGCGGCCACGGCGGTTTCGTTGCTGAAAAGGGCATCCCCCACGAAGGCGGCGAACGAATCCCCGGCGTTTTGGGTTTCACAATGCCAGCTTTCATCGTGTACGAATCGGCGCGTTTTGATACCGAAAAGCAGGCAAGGGCTTATATAAAGCGAAGGGGTGGCTGATATGCGAACGCTGAACAAAGAACAGGCCGACCCGCTTGTCGCGGCAATCTGTCGCGGCCAGCTGTGGGCCACGCCGGAAGAAACGGCGGCCTGGCTGAAAACAGAAACCGGGCAGCGCATTGCCGCGCTGATAGAACGCGAACGCAAAAACGCTGCCGCATAAAAACGAAGGGAGAAACCACCATGACGAAGTTTTACGACGATAACAACAAACTGCTGGAAATCACTATGACAGACGACTGCACGGGCGCTTCCTGGGAATATGATTTTTTCGACGTGGGCGCGCTTCCATTCAATGCTGAACTGGGCGCGTACAAAGTCAAGGACGTGGAATACCTGGCCGACTACGCCAAGACCTACGCCGACGGCACAAATACCGACATCGACTACAGCACCGACGGCGACGGCAACATCCTGCCCCCGGAAACAAGCGTTTCCTACACCATTACCGACCTGTAAACAGAAAGAAGGGGCCGGACGATGAAGAAACCATACAAAACGCTGCTTATTATTCTGGCTGTGGTAGCCATTGACGTACTTTTCTTTTGCGGTCTGCTGTGGATTCTAAGGGCAATATGCAGCGCAGTTGCACTAATTGTCGGCCTTACAGCAGGGGCCTGGTTTTTATACTAAAGGGGAACGAAAGATGGAAACAATCTGCCTACAATTTGAACTGCCCGCCCCGGCGGAACCCACGGCCAAGCCGAACCGGGCCGCCCGGCGGCTTGCAAGAGAAAACAGGATCCTGCGCCGCACCTGCGCGGCCTGCCTGGCCGCCATGTTTGCCGCGCTGGCGTGGTACGCATGGGACGGCCTGCAAACCCGTAAAACCTACGACCTATTAAAGACCAGCGCCCGGCAGACGGCCCAGGCTGCCGAACAACGCGCACAGGACTACCGCGCCGAAGCTGACCGCCTGCAATGCCAACTTGACGGAGCCAACCAGCGCGCCGACGAATACCAGACCGAAGCCGAAGACTTACAGCGCCAGCTTGACGCGGTAACGGCTGCATACATGGAAGGGACGGCGCAATGAGAACCACCGAAAAGGAAGCGCTGCAAGCCGGATTGAGCCGGGAAGCCTTCATTGAGCCGATACCGCTTGACCGCCAGCCGCCCATTAAACACCGGTATATCTGGAATATGCCGCCGGAAGAATGGCCTAGTAACGTAACGGCCCAGGAAGTAAAGGAAATGAAAGCCAGGCACGACAAGCAGCTGCGCGAAAAACGGAAGGCGGTCAGAAAATGACCGTTCTTGAATATCTGCAAAGCCTGGACTCAGAAACACGGGTCGCCGTTGTCGGCTATACAGACAACGTGCTGCAAGGCATCCGCAGCCTGGACGCCAAGACAGCGGCAGCAGCTTCCTTTGGGACCTGGGCCTGCTCTGAATATCTGGCACAGCAGGTTGGGCTTGCATTTGAATGCAATTACCCCGGAAGCATGGATGGCAAGCTCTGCACCCGTTGCGCCGCGGCTTTTCTTAATAGAAAAATGTACGGAGGGCGGTACAAGCATGGAAGGTGAACGCGCCGCCCTTATAAAACGCCTTGCGCCCCTGGTGCTGGAAGACCGCCGCGCCGTGGCAGAAAAAAGAAGCACAGACATTCCCTGGTACTTTATAAACATCAATCACCCTGCCATGCGTCTGTTTTATGATGGCTGGATGCAGTCGCGCGGCAGGGCTTCCCTGCCCGGCGATGTTGACCGGGCAGAATTTGAACTTTCGTTGCTGTCAAACAAAGCCCTTAGCTTTATGGCAGATAAATACAGGAAAGAAGGCCGACTATGAACAAGAACAAACACAGCCCTGACGAAACCGCCGAAAGAGGGCGCAGTGATTGTAACGCGCAGCGAAAAGCGCGAACACCAGCACAGTATTTAAGCAGGGGGTAATCTTATGAAAATAAGCCGGCACTGCCCCTTGCCTGCCTGCCCGAACCGTGGAGCCTGCGGAGCCTGCAAGCACGGCCAGCAATACGAACGCATGGCGTCAAAAATTCAGCGCCTACAAAATGAAGCCCGGCAGCTGAAACGTAAAGTTTCCACCGAAAAAGGAGCACAACAGCATGAGCACTGAAAGCATCACAAATTTTGCGGAACAAGAAGCCGCCGCCATGAAGAAAAACAAAGAAATGTTTATGGCCCTATGGGTCGAGTACGTCAAGGGGCGCAGGGGCGACAAGGCGGTCCTGCGCTACCTTGAATATACCGGTTTTTTCACGTCCCCAGCGTCCACGAAGTACCACGGGGCTTTTCCTAGCGGCCTGTGCTACCACAGCGTCAACGTTGCGACTGAAATACTGGGGCTGCTGGAACAGCACCAACTTGAAGACGCGAATTTGCGCGCCAGCGCCGTAACCTGTGCCCTGCTGCACGATATTTGCAAGGCAGGCACATACCGCCGAACCACAAGGCGCCAGCGCGGCCTTGACGGGGAATGGAAGGATGTAGCCACCTATGAATATGATGACAGCACCCTGCCCCTGGGTCATGGCGAAAAAAGCCTGTACATCTTGCAGCACCTGGGCATGGAACTGACCGACCAGGAAGCGGCGGCAATCCGCTGGCACATGGGCGCGTACCGCGACCATGACTGCTACAACGAAATGGGCAAGGCGTTTGAACGTTACGCGCTGGCCCTGTTTCTGCACCTGGCCGACATGACAGCAACATACTGGTGGGAATCGTAAGGGCCGCACAATGGACAACTGTATTTTGTTGAGTATCCGCAAGAACTGGGCGGCGGCAATTCTGTCCAGTAAGAAGAAAATGGAAATTCGGAAACGTGTACCAAGTTACAACCCCAACACAGAAAAACACGCAGAATACCCTCTGCGCGTTGTCATGTATGAGACCAAAGCCCACGGCGGCGCGGGGGCGGTTGTCGGCTTCTTC